GCGGCTCGACGTCAACCGTCGGGGCCTCGGGCTCCGCGGCGTCCTCGACGTCAACCGTGGACGAGCCAACGTCGGCGCTCGGCATGTCGGCCGACTTGGCCGGCGCTGGCAAGCCCATGCCGCCGAGCAGGCCCATCGACGGCGCGTCCGTCTGGCGGAACCGCATGGCGTTCGACTCGTCGGGCAGGGCCTCGAGGTCCATCACGCGGCGATATTCGTTCGGCGATACAAGGCCTTGCGCCTCGCCTGCCCTGAGTTCGGCCGCGAGCGCGATCTGGTCATCCTGCACGGGGTTGTCGTGGGCGAACCACATCTCGCCGGGTTCGATGCCGAACTGCGGCAGCAGCAGTTCGGTCAACTCCGACGCCAGCACCGCGAGGCGCGGCGCGATGGTGTAACGCATGTACTGGGCGTTCGCTACCGTGGCGCTGGCGAGGTTGGCGGAGTTGAGCCGGTAGATCGGCTCGGGGATGCCAGCGGCGTCATAGATCCGCTTCTCGGTGGTGGTGATGCCCTCGACGTACTGCATCTCATGGGGCTTCGTGCCGTACTGCTCGAGCGTCGTGTCACGCAGCAGCAGGAAGTTCCCGGCCTTCGCCACGCCGCGAATCGACTGCGCGAGGTGCGAGTTGATCTGCGACATCTGCGCATCGGTCGTCTGTGGCGACGCCTTGAACACCATGCCCGGCATGCCGCCGTTGCTCCAGCGGGCGGCCTCGGCTTGCAGCGCGGCGGCCTCCATGTCCGTCTCGGGAATGACCGACGAGAGCCACGACACGCCGCCGGCCGGGTGGACTGGCGAGCCGTGCTGCCGGAGGTACATCACGTCCGAAGCCGCCATGCGCATCGGTGCCGACCGGTTCCGCCCGTAGTAGTACCCGGCGATGAGCCCGACGTCGTCGAGCATGGGCCACGCGTACTCGCTCGGCAGCAGATACGCCGAGTTCGGCGTGCCGTCGCCGTTGCGCTCGCCGAGGTAGATGTACGTGCGCCCGGCGATCTCCTTGAACCAAGCGACCATCCACATCCAGAGCGGCCCGGTGTACACGGGGTCCGGGTTCTGCAACAGGTCGAGCACCGGGTGGTCGGTCACCTCCTCGATCTGGTCGCCGGCCCGCGTGGCGTAGACCATCGACTTGCCGACGAGCGGACGCACCGCGCCGCGGCCGGTCAGGTACTTCACGCGCTGGCGGTCGCTCACCTTCTCGCCCGTGCCTTCGCGGATGTCGCCGCGGCGATAGAGCCGCAGCGTCTGGCCGCTGATGACCGTGGCGTTGATGCTGGCGGCACGCCATGCCGTGCCCGTGACGCCACGCGAGACGAGGTCGTAGTCGCGCCCGGTGTTGTTGGTGAACCGCGAGCCGGACGACTCGCCGGGCGTCAACGATGCCGCGACCCACGACTGGGGAATGGTTCGCGGGTCCGCCGTCTCGACCGCATCGGGTTGCTTCTTGCGCTTCGCCATGGTGTTATGCCCAACCTCGAGGTGACTGTGCCAGTGTACCCGCCTGCCCGACCGCGCCGACCCATGCGCCGTGAGACGCCTTCGGCCCGTCGAAGTACATGACGGCATAGCGGAGCGCGTCGAGGCCGTCGTCGTTCGCCTTGATCGGTTCCTCCTTGGCCGCCTTGCCGTCCTGCCCGGGCGGATAGCAGTACGCATCGAACTCGGCGAGCGTGCTGGTCGGTCGCTTGGCGTGGTAGAGGTCCACGTCCGTCTCGACTGTGCAGCCGTCGAGCACGTAGAGCCGCGGCCGTCCGTCGGCCTGCACGCGGAGCCGCCCGTGGACGGCGTCGCGGCCGGTGCGATGGTCTTTGTTCGCGGCGATGGTCTGAATGCCCGCCGACGCCAGCGTGGCGCGGTCCTCGGCGTCGTGATCAGTCACGGTTGCGAGGTACGTTTCGCCTGCCGACAGCGCAACGATCTGCCGGGCGTGGTCGGCCACGGTGCGCTTGCTGTGGTACAACTCGCGGTAGAGGTACATGCGGCCATCACCATCGACCGCCCACCATTGGCACACGAACGGATGGATGAAGCCGAAGTCGATGGCGCGGATACGCGGCCACGACTCCCACCCGGCCGGCATCGACCGCACGACATGCACCGTCGCGTCGAACTCCGGATAGACCAGACCCTCGGCCGCGGCCCATCGACCCTCGAGCAGACGGAGCCTCCGGTGCCCGGTCAGCGTGCCGAGCCGTTCGATGTACGCTCGGCCGCGGTCGGTCCAATCGCCACGGGCCGTATCCCAGAGCATCGGGTTGTCCTGATGCCGGGCGTTGAACACTTCCATTTGCCCGCGGTCGGCCCGGCGCTTGAGCCAGTGGGTTGGGGCGGCGGGGTTGCAGTCGGCGAGAATTTGGTGGTACGGGCCGCGACCGTTGCGAAGTCGCGTCGTCAGCAGTTCCCAATCGTTCTCGGTCAACTCCGTGGCCTCGAACGCCGCCACGACGTCGAACTCCGTGCTCATGATGCGGTCGGGGTTGTCGAGCCCGCCGACAACCAGCGTCGAGCCGTTCGCGTAGTCGTACGACCATCGGCTCCGGCGGCTCTGGTTGTTGAGGTTGCACTCGCTGCCGTTGACGACGGACGTCTCGAACGTCACCAGCGCCGACTCGGTCATCGAGGCGCGAGTCTTGCGGACGATCAGGCCGCGCGTGCCCGGATACTTCATCAGGTAGAAGTGGACCTTCTCGAGGATGCCGCGAGTCTTGCCCGTACCGGCCGGGCCGGGCACGAGGATCTCCGATGCGCGGCACCGCCAGACGTCGGCGATGGCACCGAGGGCCTTGTATGGCGTGCGGTTCATACGGCATCGGTCGGCGTGGCGATGTCGTACAACTTGACGTCCACGCGCTCGGTCGCTTGCCCGGTGTCGAGTCGCGCCATCTTGTCGGCGTGCTGGTGGACCTCGAGGTTGTGCTTGAGACAGGCCAGCACCAACTTGGCGCCGGCGGCCACGACCCGGGGAGAGTCGCTTTGCATCAGGTTGCCGCACACGGCAGGTAGCGCGGCCGCGAGTTTCGGCGGGATCGGCACGCCTCGCACGTGATGATCCTCGAGCGAGGCGATGATGGCTCGCACGTTGGCCCGCGTGTGCTTGCCGTCGATGATGGCCGCGACGATGTCGCTCATGGCTTCACTCCCAACCACTGCCGACAGACCTCGCGCGCGACGTACTCCATCATCTTCGGCGGGACGGACATGCCGATCATGTACTTTCCGATTGCCATAGTCTTCGCGTTGTAGTCGTCAGGGAATGATCCAAGTCGCTTGAACTCTCTAAGTGTTAGTTTTCGGCATTCAATCCAATGTGCGTATTGCATGGTCGTAGCCGTCAAGCAAGACGACGGCGTATTTTTTGCAAGTCGTATCCAACTGAACAACTTGCACGATATTCCACGACGCAATCTTGATTTACCATACGATTCGCCCGGTTTAGCAAATCTCCATTCTCTTTTATGTACGTTGCATGGAGCACTAAACTCTTTCTCTTCAACTGTCAACCGCTGAACGTCTTCGCACGCTTCGGCCGCGGACACCCATCGGTGCTTGGGATTCAGCACAAGCCGAACGTCCGACACGTCGTCGCGCACGGCGCAGAAGAACACTCGCTCTCGCCGTTGAGGCACGCCACAGTCGGCGGCGTTGATGAGGAACGCTTGCGGCCTGTAGCCGAGCGCTCGCATCCGTTCCATCACGAGTTTGCAATAGCCCTTGGCCTTGCCGACCAGCATGCCCTTGACGTTCTCGGCGATGATGACCTTCGGACGCAACCACTCGGCGAGGTCGAGGAAGTCGAAGAACAGGTCTGACAGCACTTGCTTCGCTTGCCCTTCGCGGAAGTGCTTGTCTTTGCCCCAGTCGGCTTCTCGGTTGCCCGCCATGCTGAACGTGCTGCACGGCGGCGAGCCGTCAAGGATGTCAACGCCTTGGTACGGCTTGGTCGCGTCGCTTCCGATGAGGTCGCGGATCGGGCACAGGAAGTACGCCGGCGGATGCAGGTTGTTGACGTAGTGCCACTGCATCTCCGGGTCGATGTCGTTGGCCGCGACAACTTCGCACCCGGCACGCTTGTAGCCCATGCTCGAGCCGCCGCCGCAGGCGAACGTCGTGAAGACGCGCACGCCGTTCTTGGGAACGCCGGCGAGGTCGGTCAGGTTCCATGCATGCTCATTCGTCATATTCGAATCCACACCGCGGGCACTTGTGCTGTCCGTTGAACGACTCGGCGTCGATCTCCTGCGTGCCTTTCGACTCGAGCACCTTGGGCGTGAGCCCCTTGAGAATCTCGTCGAGGTCCGCCTCCGTAAAGCCCGTGTCCACCTTCACCTCGGTCGGCAGCGTGTCGAGCAGCGTGGCGAGCGTCTCGGTGTCCCATTCGGCCAACTCGGCCGTCCGGTTGTCGGCGATGGCGAATGCCACGGCGTCGGCGCTGTCATCATCCACGACCACGGCCGCGATGTGGGTCCACCCGAGCGCCTTGGCGGCCTCGAGTCGGCCGTTGCCGGCGCGGACGACCATGCCCTTGCGCTGCACGACGATCGGCTGCCGCTGGCCCCAGCGGGCGAGCGACGCCTTGATGGCCTCCATGTTCCGGGTGCCGTGCCGCCGGGCGTTCGCTGCGTCGGGCGTCAGCGTGTCGAGCGGTACGGCGAGGTGCCGCAGGCCGTCGGCGATGTAGCCGTGCTCCCCCTTGCCCCTCACGTCGTCCGGCGTCGCCTTCGGCTTTGTCATGCGACCAGTATATCAGGCGCGCCTAATGCGGTCGGCTTCCTCGAGCCGCTCCACCATCCGGGCGAGATGCTCGCTGTGAACGCGCTGGGCCTCGGCCGTCCGTGCGACGGCGTCGGCCGTGGCTTGGATCGACTGCAAGGCTTGCGCCGTCTTGGCCGAGATGTCGGCCTGCGCCCGGGCGAACGGCACGACGAACCGCGTCCACGCGACGCCAGCGATGACCGCCACGATGACCACCGTGAGCAGCACGATGGACTCCCGGGCGACGCTGATGAGGTTGACGACGCTCATGTCCTGCTCCGAGGTCATGCCTTGGCTCCGATGATGCGCTGGATGCGGTCCACCCATTGCTTGGTTCCCTTGGTCTGGATGGCGTTGGCGATGATGGAGAAGTCGGGCACCCGGCCTTTGAACGCCTCAACCGTGGCGACGACCTGCTTGGCGGCCGCCCGCTCGCGGATCATCGACCACGCCGCCCATGCGCCGACCGCGCCGAGCGAGGTGAGGCCGATGACGATGCGGTACTCGAGAATCCACTGGCCCGCGACCGCGGCCCCGAACGTGGCGAGGCCCGTCAGGACGCCAGCGCCCGAGCGGAGCCAAACGCCTGACACGACGGCGAGCCCGAGCCCGGCGACGGCGGCGATGGCGAGGAGCCGGGCGAGGAGCCCGTTCTTGGTCGCCTCGAGGTCGTCGATGCGCTTCTTGGCTTCGGCTAGCGCGGCCTCGAGTTCGGCGGCCTTGGTCGTGGCCGTGGCGAGCGTCGCGCCCGTGGCCTCGAGCGATCCGGCGACGACCTGCAGGCGCTGGACTCCGCCAGCGATGGCGTCGGTGTCGGTCTTCAGAGCGGGGGCCGCGGCCTCGATTCGGGCGTTCGCTGTGGCGATCGTACCCGCGGCCCCCTTGACCTCAGACGCGGCGTCCTTCGTCGCCTGCGTTGCGGCCGGGAGCGATCCACCAACCGCTCCCGCCTTGGTCTTGCACCCACCCAAAGCCAACGCCGCCGCGATGGCGACGGCGATGGCGACTGCCTTGGTGTTGCCCGTAGTCATGGGGGCAGTGTACCTACCACGCCCGCGCCCGTCGAACCCGGGTCGCGTCCACCCGGATCGTCGTGCCGTCGTCGAGCAGGATGACCGCGACCAGCACGGCGGGCTCTGGATGCCACGGGAGGCACGCGACCATCGTGCCCCGGCGAATCCATGCCGGACCGCTGGTCATGCGGTACACGGCCTCCACGGGCGTCCCGGGCGGCATGGCGCGGACCTTGGCCTTAGCCTCGCGCTCGGCCTTGCGTCTGGCGGTCTGGAGTGTGCGACTGGTGGTGCGTGTCGCCCGGGCGTCGGCGGACGGCACCCACGGGGAATGCTTAGATCCGGGGACGATCCGCGGCATGGGCGACCGCCTCCACGGCCTCGGATCCCGAGCGGACGACGGCGTACAAGCCGCCCGCGGCGGTCCAGCGTTCGCCCCACTCGCGTTGCGTGTCGGACTGGCGGCCCTTGGGGGCCTTGACCTCGAGGGCGACGGCGCGGCCGTCCACGACCCCGAGCAGGTCGGCGGTCCCGGCTTCGGCTCCACGGACGAACCGATCGCCCACGGCGAACCGACCCGACTGCACGCGGACGAGCCGGGCGCGCTCGCCGTAGATCACGGCAATAGCCCGCTCGACGTCGCGGAGGATGATGTTTTCGGCTCGGCCCATGCGTCAGTGTATCGCCACCTCGGAACCAGTTGGACGGCCGTGAACCACTCGACCGGGATGAAGACGCAGAGGTCGATGTCCTTGGGATCGTTGCGATCACGGCGGCCGCCCATGCCGACCTCGATGCCGTCGGGCCTGCCGTCGCGCCAACGCCATTCGGTGGTTTCGATGTACCCGGCCCAGTCGGTCCACTGGACGACGAGCAGCGGCACGATGCCGTCGTCGGCGTCCTGCTTCATGGCGGCCACCTTGGCGAGGTCGATCATGTAGGTGGGATAGCGGAGCCGCGGGTTGGTCCGCGCCTTGATCTCGACGGTGCCGAGCAGTCGGCCGTCGTGGTCGCTGATGATCCGGTCACGGCCATAGCCGGGCGGCTTGGTCATTCGCACGCCCCACAGTCGCTCGAGCCGATCCGCCACGGCATGCTCGTCGGCCAGCGTTCGGGCGTTCTCGTAGATCATCGTTCCGCCTTTCAGTCGGCCCCGGCCGGGAGCGTTCCGTCGCGGCGTCGCCGCTGGTCTATCAGC